AAAACAGCCCCTGCTATACTAAAACCAGTAGCTCAGGGAGAAAGTAAGATATATCCAATAGTGAAAGCTGCTTCAAAAATGGCTAAAATTGGACCTGTTATTAAAAGATCAGAAATAGATCCTGTTGTTAAACATATGGAATGTACTTTTAGAAATTGGCGCAATAAATATGGTCCTCCTAGAATTTTAACTAATCATGAGGCTATTAATGGATTTGGAAGTCTGAAACAATTAGATATGAGTACATCAGCTGGCTTCCCGTATACATTAATAGATGCCACAAAAGGCAAGGTCCCATTTTTTGAGTTAGATGAAAAGACACATACTTATAGTATGAAAGCATATGTGGCTCAACAATTTAATGAGAGAGAACAATTGGCAAAACAAGGTGTAATTAAAGAAGTTGTATTTGTTGATACATTAAAGGACGAAACACGTCCTTTGGAGAAAGTTGCTGCTATTAAAACGCGACTATTTCAAGTGGCGCCAGTGGATTATAATATGATGTTAAGAAAATATTTCGGATGGTTCATAGCGGTTTGCCAAGATAATAGCATTGATGGTGAAATTGCAGTTGGAATTAATGCAAATAGTTATGAATGGACATTGTTAGTTAATCGGCTATTATCTATGGGTAAGACTGTAGGAGCTGGTGATACAAGCAATCACGATGCATCATGTATTCAACAAATATTAATGGAAATAGTACAAGCAATTAACGCTTGGTATAATGATGGTGCTGAAAATGCTAGAGTTAGGCGTGTGTTGTTTGCTACTTTCTTGAACTCATTGCATATAATAGAGGATTTAGTTTACAGGATGTTACAAGGAAATAAATCAGGAATTACATTAACAACAATAGTGAATTGTTTGATGGAGATGTTTATAGTGCGACTGACTTTTCTCCGCAAGTTTGGTACTCTCGTAGATTTCTCAAAAAATATAAGTTCCACAATTTATGGCGATGATATTGTGAATGCTATATCAGATCGAATTGCAAATATACTTACGGCTAAAGATTTTGCTGATGTGTATCAATCGTTAGGATTTGATTACACAACTGTTGATAAAAGTGGAGCAAATGAAACATATTACACAATTGATCAAATAACTTATCTTAAACGAAAGTTTATTTATGATGAAAATTTAAATTTGTACAAGGCGCAGTTAGACCATGATGTGATATATGAAATTTGTAGATGGTCTGAGTCTGATCCAACAAATATGGAAGATCAACTGAACCGAATCAATAGTTGTCTTTTAGAATTATCAAATTACAACAAAGTGGAGTTTGAGATGTTTCGAAATAAGATGATTGAATATTGTACCATTCTCCGTGGCAGGGGATTGGTTATTGATATCACAAGAATTTTTGATTGGATGTACTGCCACAAAATAAAATACCCACATATTTTTAAATAATATTGTGGGTGGGTTGCTATTGACCCTATCGAAAGATTAAACAAGAATTTATTTAGATTATTAGAACCTGAGGGATATTTAATCAATAGATGTGTTGCATGATATTTCACATCTACCCATCCTCACTAGGGGGGCCCTCTTTATAATATTTATACGAAAA